GGGATGCAACCACGAGGATGGAATTATATAGGGTTAGCACAGGCAGAAAGTGAGGATAAGGAATGAGTGATTTAATCAGCAGACAGGCGGCGATTGATGAAATAAGGAAATGTAGGTTTGTGGTTGATGCTATCGAAAAAATAAAAGGATTGCAATCCGCACAGTCAGAAATCATAAGGTGTAAGGATTGCAAGTACTGGACGAACAATATCGGCGATTAGTTGAATGACCCGCCAAAAATGGTGCATCGTTCAACTCACGGCGATGAATATTATCGTTTTAACAAAGGCGATAAGGTAGTTCAGATGGTACTTATACCATGTCTCCTTCCTACACTCGAGCAGGTAGATGAACTGGATCCACCAATAAGCGGTCGAGGAGAGTCAGGCTGGGGAAGCACAGGGAGATAATGTGCAGCCAGACAAAAGAAGAGGATTAAGGCAGCAGGCTTCACAAACCGTTGCACGAAGACAAAGAAAAGAACAGAGGTTATAAAATGCCAAAAACAATTTCAGAGGATCTATACAATATCCTCAAGAAGCCCAGGGAGATTAAATACAGGCTATGTTATATAAATTCGCAAATAAGAAATCTTGAGGAGTGTTTACTTCCATCGGGTATCAGATACGACAAGGACAATGTACAGTCCTCTCCATCGGATAAGCTGTCTGAGATAGTTGCAGAGATAAGAGTCCTCGAGCAGGAACATACCGAACTGGAAGCAGATCTTCTGAAGGCGGGTGACAGGATAAAAGCATTATGTGCAACGCTGACAGATATAGAGGGCGCAGTTATTATGATGCGCTTTATAGCACTCCAGAAGTTTGAACAGATAGCCATAGCGACAAACTATACCAAGGGCGGCATCTGGGACGTGTATGGGAGAGCTATTGATAAGCTGGAGAAAGAGCACTCTCAGAAAAATTAAACTTCTGACAAATCTGACAGCGATATGTGGTATTATGATATTGTGATAGTTCGATGAGAATTAAGACTGTCACATGACGTACCCGTCATTTATTATTCGAGGCAGGGAAACCTGCCTCGAAACAGAAATACAAAAGCATCAGGGCTTTACAGGTTGTAAGGCTCCAGTGCTTTTTTATTGGAGTAATTTATATGACTGAGACTCTTGATGTGAAAGTAGAGAACCTTGAGGAAGTCCTCAAAGGTCTCGATAAACAAAAAGAATATGTGGCCAAGGCTGTCAACGCTACCTGCCGTGACTTCAAAAGCAGAGGTCCGGGATGGATAAGTAAGGCGGTCACACAGGTATATACCATCAAAGCATCAGAGGTTAAGGGCGCGCTGACAGGCAATAGGAATATAGGACATATATCCTTAGGCGGTGTAACGCTGGATAATATACAGCTAGAGTATAGCGGACGAACGCTTACATTCTCACACTTTAAATACAGTCCTAAGAAGGAGGCAGTCCTCAGTAGTAAGCGTGGGCTCATTCCTGGTCAGGCTACATCATCAGGCAGGCCTGTAGTATATGCGTTCCAGCGTAAGAAGAAAGCTATCAAGGTAGAGGTACAAAAGGGACATAAGGTAACTCTTAACGGCCGCTATGAGACTACTCCATTTATAGCTTCGATGAATGGCTCACCTATGATGCCATTCCAGAGGAGAAGCAACGATCCGGCCAAGAGGACAGATATAGTGAGTATGAGATCACTGTCGGTACCTCAGATGATCGAGAACGAAGACGTGAGCGCAGACATCAGTGAGAAGATAAGCGATGGCCTTGCAAAGAGGCTTGAGCATCATCTTGAGAGGTACAGCAGCAAATGATAACAGGGAACTGGCTTAACAATTTTTGCGAAATGAAAAGGTACTGTCAGCGAGCCAAAATAGCTGCGGTGCTTTCGAGCCCAATTTCCATCCAGATTTAAAAATAAAAATTTAGGGCATTTCGTTACGCCCTGGAAGGCATGGCATGACAACTGAATTATTAAAGCTCTCGGAGCTGCATCCGGCTGAGTACAATCCGCGCAAGGATTTGAAGCCTGGCGACCCTGAGTATGAGAAGATTAAAAACAGCATAGACCGTTTCGGGTACGTGGATCCCATTATCGTGAACGCTGACGGCACCATCATTGGCGGGCATCAGCGATACAAGGTTATGTGCGACCTGGGATATGAGGAGGCCGAGTGCGTAAAAGTCGACCTGAGCAAGGAAGACGAGATGGCGCTCAATGTGGCTTTGAATAAGACCGGCGGCGATTGGGACAATGCGAAGCTGAAGGAACTATTCGAAAACCTGCAGCTTAGTGATTATGACGACCTGGAGGTTACCGGCTTTTCCGAGGATGAGATCAACGACCTAATCGGGCCGGTCACGCTTTCGGAGGCGGCGCAGGATGATTTCGACGAAACAAACATTCCACAACGAGCCCATGAGGGAGATATATTTCAATGCGGAGAGCATCGAGTCATGTGCGGATCCAGTACGGACGGCGCGGACATCATGCTCCTTATGGGGGGATACAGGCGGATCTCTGCATAACGGACCCGCCGTACAACATCGACTACCACGGCAAGGCGGGGTCGATCCAGAACGACAATATGGCGACGGATTCCTTTTATGAGTTCCTTTTAGACTTCTACAAGCAGATGTTCAAGGCAATTAAGCCTGGAGGAAGCTTTTATATCTTCCATGCCGATAATGAAGCGATTAATTTCCGCAAGGCATTGGAAGCTGCCGGTGGTCAGGTGCGAGAGTGTCTGATCTGGGTAAAGAACACTTTTACCCTGGGACGGCAGGACTACCAGCGGAGACATGAGCCTTGTCTTTACGGCTGGAAGGAGGGCGCGGCGCATTACTTTGTGGATAATCGCCGACAGTCCACCGTGATCGAGGATGAGTCCTATATTGATGAGATGAATATAAACGAATTGCGGGACGCTTTGAGGGAGGTCTACTTCGGAGATGGGATTGCGAATACGATCCTGCACGAAGATAAGCCTACCAAGAGCGAGCTGCATCCTACCATGAAGCCGGTTAATTTAATAGCCAGGCTTCTTTTAAATTCCAGCAAGAAGGGTGACATCGTATTCGATGGCTTTGGCGGATCCGGCACCACTATGATGGCGGCGGAGCAGCTTGGCCGGAAGGCGTACCTCATGGAGCTGAATCCACATTATGTGGATGCGATTCTTTATCGCTGGGAGCAGTACACCGGCAAGAACGCAGTGAGGGTTGATGCTTAGTGGCAAAGAATTATGTCAAATCGGAGGAAATAGCAAAGATTTTCCAGGTTACCGTCCGGCGTGTGCAACAGCTTACGCAGGACGGCGTGATTAGTACCGAGGAAACATTCGAGGACGAAAGAAAAGTCCGGCGGTATGATTTGCTTCCTACGATTATGAAGTACATTAAGTACCTGTCCGATAAGGCCAATGGACGAGAGGAGCGGCAGAGCTCCGTGGAGCTTTCAGAGGAAAAGCTGAAAGAAGAGATTAGGTACAAAAAGGCAAAGGCGGACAAGATCGCGCTGGAGCTTAAAGAATTAAACGGACAGATGCACCGGGCGGAGGATGTGGAAAAGGTATTCACGGATCACGCGCAGGTGGTGCGGTCCATGTTCCTGGCTTTACCAGGAGTGTTAGCGGTTGACTGCTCAAATGCAGGCACACCGAAAGAGGCTGAGGGTATCATCCGGAGAACAGTCCTGGATGATTTGAAAGTTTTGGAGCAATACCAATATGACAGTGAGGAATTTAGAGCTCTTGTAAAGGAGCGTGAGCAATGGATTAGTGATGAATATGAGCTGGACGAGGAAGAAGACGAGCCAGTCCAGAAAAATAAAAAGTCTAAATCGGGTAATAAGTAAGGCTTGTTCGATTTATAAACCGCCGGAGAACTTGACCGTATCAGAATGGGCTGATCGGTACCGTAAGCTTTCTCCGGAGAACTCTGCAGAGGCTGGCCAATGGAAAACGAGTCGAACGCCATACCTGAAGGAGGTTATGGACGCTTTTACCGATGATCGTGTGCAGCATATTGTTATTGTGGCACCGTCGCAAGTCGGAAAGACCGAGGTGGAGTTGAATATGCTGGGCTACATGATTGACCAGGATCCGGGACCGGCAATGTTTGTATTGCCTGCGCTGGATAAGGCGGAGGACTTTTCAAAAAGACGACTTACACCGATGCTCCGAGACACGGAGCCGTTAAAGGGCAAGATCGACCTTGCCAAAGCGAAGACCGGAAACAACACTATCCTGAAGAAGATTTATCCCGGCGGAATGCTTACCTTCGCAGGAAGCAATTCGCCATCCTCATTAGCATCGATCCCGGCCAGATATGTATTTGGTGACGAGGTCGACCGATGGGCGCGTGATGCTGGCGGCGAAGGTGATCCTTGGAAATTGCTGCAGGCCAGAACGGCAACATTTTACAACAGGAAGATGGTAGAGGTGAGCACTCCGACAATCAAAGGAAATTCGCCGATTGTATCGGCATTCGAGCTTGGTACGCAGGAATACTGGTGCGTGAAGTGTCCTGATTGTGGTGAGTACCATTTCATTGATTTTAACTCAATGAGATTCAAACCGAAGGTCATAAAGGTCGGCGGCCACAAACAGTATATCGTGGATGAAGTCAACTATGCGTGCCCTGAATGCGGATGCTGCAATTCAGAGCAGACAATGAGACATCAGCCGATGAAATGGGTGGCGAAGTCACCGGAGGCGATAAAGAACGGCTGCAGGAGCTTCTGGATAAATGCTTTCACGTCCCCATGGAAGAGCTGGAAGGATATCGTCAGAGAGTTCCTTGAAGCAAAAGATGATCCTGAAAAGCTCAAAACGGTTTACAACACTCTCTTTGGACAGCTCTGGGAAGAAAGAGCCGCCGTAGATGAAGATGAAATAAGGTCAAGAGCCGAGGAATATGATGCAGAACTGCCGGACGGAGTGCTCTGCCTGACATGCGGAGTAGATACACAGGATGACAGACTGGAGTACGAGGTCGTGGGCTATGGATACTATGAGGAAAACTGGGGAATAGAAAAAGGGATAATCATGGGGAAACCATCAGACGAGGAGACATGGACGAAGCTTGATGCAGTAATCGACCGGGCTTACCACTTCAAAGATGGCAAGGCCCTCAGGATATCGCTCACGTTCGTGGATTCCGGCGGACATTATACGCAGGAAGTATATGAGCAGTGTGCAAAGCGTATCGGAAAACGAGTATTTGCTATAAAGGGCGCGAACAGGCAAGATACTCCGTACACTGCTCCACCTAAAAAGGTGGATATCATAAAGGCAGGCGCAAAGGTAGGCAAAGCATGGCTTTATATGATCGGAGTAGATGCTGGCAAGGAGCACATCTATTCAGGATTAAAGGTAGAGAAAGAAGGTGCGAGACGCTCCCATTTTCCAAGCAATCCCGGACGCGGATACGACGCACTCTTCTATTCAGGCCTGCTATCCGAGAGGATGACACTTAAAAACGGGAAATGGGTATGGGATAAGCTGCCGGGACACGAAAGAAACGAGGCGCTTGACTGCCGGAACTATGCAAACGCTGCATTTCGGGTAGTCCATCCGAATTTCGACCATATCAAAGCGAAGCTGAACGGCCTAGAGCCGAAAGAAACGACACCTAAGAAGAAAAGACTGAAAAAGCAAAGGAGGCGGTCAGACTATGGCGATTACCTATGATGCATCAACAGAGCACGGTATCGGCTATATCTCAAGACTGTATTCGCAGAATTTTGAGTATAAGATGATCGTTAACAATCTTGACGGTCTCTCAGTCGTGATACAGGAATTTGCAAGCGGGAAAGGAACGGTGACATCTTACTCTCTCGGTACCAGATCAGTATCAAGACAGGTATCATCACTCTCCGAGGCAAGGACATGGTGGGATGACCTGATGAGGAGAAAGAAACTCCTTGAACAGGGCAGACGGCCTAGAAAGGCGATCGGCGCGGTGCCGATGGACTGGTGAAGAAATGTCAAATAACAGAGGCTATGGCTGGGCGGGAGCTTCGACCTACAAAAGAGCGCTCGCGGGCTTAAAAGCATTATCGACATCACCGGTCGAGGATATCGATAACAACAATCTGACAATGCGCCAGCGTGGGCGGCTCATGTATATGGGCTCACCTATTGCAACGAGCGCAATCAAGACGAGCAGGACCAACACTATAGGAATCGGGCTTAAGATAAACCCGAGACCTTATGCTGATGTACTCGGAATGACAACAGAACAGGCGGCGTCCTGGACAAAACAGACGAAACTCGAGTTCGGGATCTGGGCGAACAGAAAAGATGCGTGCGATGCTACAGGGATGAATAACTTCTACGAGCTCCAGCAGATGCTCTTCATGAGCTGGCTGATGAGCGGAGACGTGTTCGTCCTCATTCAGCACGTTGACAGGACGTTCCTAAATCCTTACGGGCTGAGACTCAAGGCAATCGAAGCTGACCGATGTGCCACAAAGAGCCCGTCATACATATCAACATCAGGAGTAAATCCTGACAATGGGAATAAGGTCTATGACGGCGTGGAGATAGGAAAGAACGGAGCTCCTGTAGCCTACTGGTTCAGAAATTCGCACCCGTTCGAATCTACTATGGTCCCTACGAAGTGGATAAGGATCGAGGCACGCGGGGCTGAATCGGGACTACCGAACGTCATTCAGATAGCGAATACTGAAAGACCCGACCAGTACAGAGGTGTGAGCTTCCTCGCGCCGGTCATCGAGTCAGTCCTTCAGATTTCGAGATATTCAAACGCCGAGGTCATGGCGGCGGTCATTGAAGCTATGCATACCGGGTTCGTAAAAACCACAGAGGATGCGTCGGAGATGCCGTTCAATGAGATTGGTGAATATGGCGAGGATGGACCAGACAGGTACGATCCACAGGACTATCATCTCGGACCCGGTGAGATGAATGTCATGAATCCAGGTGAAGATGTGGAGTTTCCTGTACCCACGAGACCATCATCAGGGTTCAGCGCATTCGTAGAAGCTGTAGCTACACAGATAGGCGCAGCGCTTGAAATACCGAAAGACATACTCATGAAGGAGTTCAATTCAAGCTACTCGGCAAGCCGAGGAGCACTCCTTGAAGCATGGAAATCATTCAAGATGTACCGGACATGGTTCGTCAATGATTTCTGTGATCCTGTATATGAGATATGGCTGTCAGAGGCCGTGGCGCTCGGACGCATCGAAGCGCCAGGTTTCTTTAATGACAGGGCTATGAGAGAAGCATGGCTCGGCACTCAGTGGATCGGACCATCACAGGGACAGCTTGACCCAACAAAGGAAATCTCGGCAGAGATCCAGGCATGTCAGAACGGATTCAGTACATACGCTGACTCAGCTCTCCGCATCAATGGCTCTGATTTCGACAGCAATATTGACACTCTCATCAAAGAGAATGCCAGATTGGCAGAAG